AAAGAGGACCTAGAAAAAAAATATTATGGTGGCATTAATAAAGAACTAGGCGAGCCGTGGTTCAAAAAAACTGATTCTGAAATAGAAGCAGAAGCAGAAAAATTAGTAAAAGAATTTATGGATCGCAATTCATAAACGATCCAGGCCCGGGAATGGCATTCACCGGGCCTGATCCCTGGTCCTTGGATGGAATGAGCCGGTTGAGGCGCGCTATAGAGATTACTCTTCCTGCCAAGGACTTGGGATCAGTCAACGTAAGTCGTATAGAACGGTCGATAACACCGGGAGGGCGTAAGCTTCGTAGTTGATTGATCATTATCCTGGAACCTGGACGCGAGCGCAAGCTCGCAAGCCGGGGGGGTGGGTGGGCCCTAGGGTCACAAGCGAGAACTGTCAAGCAAATAATTTATTTGACAATAAAAACTTAATAACTTAATATGGGATAATATAAGAAAGGATAATTATGAAAGTAAAAGCAGCAGCAGCAATAACCGGTTCGATGACTCGAACTTCAAAAATGCCGGGCCTAAGTTACAGCCTGCCGGCGTGGGAGTGTAAGACAGGCGCGAAGCTTAGAAAAATAAAAAATTCAGTTTGTGCCGGATGTTACGCGCTCAAGGGAAATTATACACGTTACCCGGCTATCAAGGCCGCGCAATATGTAAGACTCAAAGCCATCACCGACCCGCGTTGGGTTGGTGCGATGGTTGCACAAATTAAAAGACAGAAATTTTTTAGATGGCACGACGCCGGAGATATACAGAGCGCGGACCATTTACAAAAGATCTTTGAAGTGTGCAGGTTAACACCAAAAACAAAACATTGGATGCCGACGCGCGAAGCGCAATTCTTAAAAGACATAAACCCTGAAGAGGTTCCAGAAAATCTAATCATTAGAATGTCTTCACATATGATTGACCAAAGCCCGGTGAGCTTCTGGCCCTGGACATCGACAGTAGGATCTAAAACAAGAACGTGCCCGGCCCCAGATCAGGGCGGCAAGTGTGGCAGCTGTCGAAGTTGCTGGGATCGTAACACACCGAACGTTGAATATGGCAAACACTAAAGACTCAAAAGAAATAGAAATCATTCATAATGAATGGTGCCGTGAAAATGGTTACCCGATTCGCAAGCGAGCGAGCAGGCGGGTGGGTGGGCCCACGAGCAGCAAGCAGGCGAGCGAGCGAGCGAGCAAGCTAAACGCGGACAACTCAGCGCGGTTCGTTGAGGGCGCAAGGTCTCAAGCGCTCAAGCGTTCGACGGAGCGTTGATCAACACTCGTTGAATGTGTTCCCAATCGTTGATGGCGAGGGAAGGCGTATCGCGGTGGTCTTCAAGCAGACCGTGGATCGATTTACTCCCGTATAATTTAACCAGCTTAAGGGAAGGCTGGTTCACAAGGATAAAGTTACGTTTTTTTCTAGTTAAGTGAAACAATTTTTGATGTGGACTGAACGATATTTTAGGTGACCGAATCACCTTAAGCTCAACCATAAAAAATCCACAAGAATCGTGGTATCCCAACAAATCTGGAACACCAAAAGATGCCCAGGACTCTAGTCTGGTCCACTGAATTAGAGGTGTTTTCTTCTTAACTAATTGCCAAAATTTGCTCTCTGGTTTCACCCGATTTTTATACAATATACGTTACATTAATGTAACTAAAAACGTAAGTTATTTTGCATAATGAACCTTTATTTGATATAAAAGCGTAGTTATGAAGACTGTAATACCTAGAAAAATGGGAAGACCACCGGCTCTTACAAGGAGGCAAAAGAAATTTGCTGAATTATATATCTTTGACAGAGGTAGAAAAACCAAGACTCAATGTGCTTTTGAAGCAGGATATAAGAATAGAGCATCAGCAACTGCATCAGATCTAACTAATCCTAGAAAATATCCATTAGTGTGTGAGTATATTGGTAAACTAGAGAAAGAACAGGAAAATAGATTTAGAATTAATAAATCAATTCATATGCAAGATCTAGGACACATTAAAAATGTATCTATGGAACAACCTTCTACATATTCTGTTGCTCAAAGAGCAGAAGAAAATAGAGGTAAGGTTATGGGATACTACAAAAATGAAAACATTAATACTAATGTAAACATCGAAATAGATGCTATGTCCAAAGAAGATTTAGTTAAAGAATTTGATCTTTTCTACAAAGAAAAGATGAAGGATGTTACACCTACAAAAGCTTCAATAAAATCAAAAGAAGAATCAAACCCTGATACTGATTCAGAGTCGCAATAAATCTATTAAATATTTTTTTTGGAAATTTTTTGGCTAGTGACCATTTGTTTGTCACTGCTTCGTATTGTTCCGCCATTTATTTCTCCTTGTGGGTTAGGCCCTCGCACTGGTGGTATCTCTTTCCATTTTACGTTAGGCATATTTTTTGTTAGCGTAGGATTAAATTTTTTAATTTTGTTCATTTATTTTTTCCATCTTAATTATACACCCTTTTGGGAACACATTTCTATCACTAAATAACTCATCATTTACTTCATAAGATGCAAAAGTTCTTACGTTTTTTTTATCTTTGTTTAATAAATAAGCGTGAGTTACCATTATAGAAGGCATAAATCCTTCAGCTGTGTGTAAGTCTGCGTGCCCAGCGTCGCCTGTAATATCTGCCCAGGTAATTTTATAGAAGTAATATCTTTTCTTTTTGATTGTGATGCATTTGTATTTAGATTTTTTAGGATATCTCATAATTATCTTATACTGTATAGGGGGATTTTTGGGCAAAAAAGTTTTTCAAAATAAAAAAAAGGTCGCGCGCGTCGAGTAGGGTAAAAACGTAAGCTGTGCCACGGTAGAAATTTTCATTTGCTTAAATAAGCTAGCAATACCAACAACCTGTGCCACCTGTGCCACGGGAAAAAATTCTCTTGGCACACTTACTATTGGCTTATACCAACACTTCTAGTCTAAAAACGTATGCTGTGCCACTGTGCCACCGACTTTTTTTTGATAGAAAAAAAAACTAATGCCCCCAGATCTCCACTTACCTTGGCACACTATCTATTTTTCATACCCATTTTTGTCAAAAATGTGACAGTTGACCCATTTGTGCCACAATTGATTATCTTTTTAACTCCAGATCCTTCTATATCTAAAGTTGCATAAGGCTTCCACTCTTTACGAATTAGATTTAGTTCTAAAATCAGATTCGACCATTGCTTCTGCGTTATGTTTTCGCTCGTTATAGTCACCTTTTTCATAATCTATACACAATTTACCTTCTAAATGGTCCAGTTCGTGCTGTATGCACCTGGCTGCTAGATTGTAAAATGTTTTTTGTTGCTCCTTTCCTTCTTCATCTTGATACTTTAGAATGATTCTAAGGTCTCTTCTAACTTCTCCTGTTTTACCTGGAGCTGAAAGACAACCTTCATTATCACATAATGTTTCAGTAGATTTCTTAACAATTTCTGGATTAAAAAAAACTTGGGGTTTATCTCCTGCTCTGGAAGTATCCATCACAAACATTCTTTTGGTATACCCAATTTGAACAGCAGCTAATCCTATGCCGTGGTGTTGATACATAGCTCTATACATAAATTTAATAAGTCTACTAGTTTTATCATCTAGTGGAAAAGCAACATCTTTACTTACTTCTCTTAATAAAGGGTCAGGATACTTTACTAATTCTATGTACATAGGTGCCTCCTAGTCTCCCAGTCAGCACCTATTCGCGCGTTATCCATTATGGATTCTATCATTCTTGCCTGTAAGTCGTTGATTGAAGGAATGTCTGTTTTGGGTCTTTTTTTAAGACTACCCTCCAGGCAGCAGAACTATTTTGTTTACCAATTAATTGGCTTTGTTGTAATTCTATTTTACCTATTTCATTCAGGCCACCTCGGTCGTTTTCCATATAAATAAAACAATCTGATATAGATGTACCTTTATTACCGTTAGTGAATTTGTCTAGAATTTGTTGAAGATCTCTCAATCTTAGACTCATTTATCCTCCTTGATATAACTCTGATTAATTCATACCACTTACGGCCCCACATCTCTCTTACTTCACCACTGGTTCTCCAATAAGTATTGGCTATATTATCCAATCTTCTTTGATCTCGTTTTATAATACTCATCTACCCTCCTTAAAAAGTTATGCATATGTTTTTGAAACTCCAAACCTTCAATAACAAATTCCTGATAATAATTATCTTTACTACACATCATAATTACACCTTTAGAAATTTTGGTGTTGAACAAGATATTATGAGCCATTGCGTAAGCTGCCAACTGAAGACAATAATC